ACTCTGCGTATATAGGATGCATCTTTGCGGGTGACATCTAAACGCCGAGAAATACCACGCACAGCACTACCGAAAAGATCGGCCATGCTTTCTTGGGTATGATTAATATTAAAATCAGAAAAATCCCACATAACACCAGTATTGAATTTGAGATTGACTAACCTTCTTATATCACCAGTAAACTTAGCTTCAAGGTTATTAGCCGAAGTATCCCAGGTGTTAGGAGCAAGAGCTTTCTCAAACATGTCAAGGATGTATGCCTGTATAACGTAGTGCTCGACACTCGTATTCCATATAGCTCGTATCTTACCATTCTCATATTTAAGAGAAGCTTTTGACCAGAGTACGGCACCACAGCTAACTTTAAGAATCTCTCGTATATGCGATTCGGGTATAATTAGTAGCGCGCCGCGTTTGTTCATCCTTTCAGCTGGTGCATTAACATCCCATACGACTTTAGCACCAGGGGCACCTCCGCTAGCTGCCCAGTGCATACGTTGAGCGTACCAATCTTCAAATGAGATAGGGTCTACTTTGTCAGAGAGAGCTGAATCAATTGCTTCATCACAGCAGACTTGAACAACATGGCGGTAGGCAGCGTGACTAGACCAGGCGAGACCTGATTTAGTGATGGTAGGAAGACATCTAATGCTTGGATCTTCTAAACGCATGCGCATCTCATCGATAATGTCATGTTTAAGATGCTCTGAACGTCCTGTGATGCAATCAATCCCATATAGCAGCCTGGACTGATCACGCGTGAGATGAATTTCGCCGGAATCTGAAGTAACAAAAGTTCTTGTAACACGAACGCCTGTATGCACAGCTTTTAAGAACTTAACGTATTGGAGGAGAGGTAGCGAAAGAAAATGCTTATGATTATGTAAAAATGGTATAAACATAGAGCCCATCAGTTCTGAAAATTGGTCAGCTAAAATCAGAGCAACCGCTGCAGTTTCTTCCCAATCATTATCGTCACCGCTGACGATCATAGAGGTTGTGATACGTCCAAGAGGGCTGACAACTGGGTGGAATGGTAAATCAGGTAAATGTAAATTGGTTTTGCCACCGGCACGCCCTTCAACTGTAGGATAACGAGATAGGATACGCTCACATATAGACGAGGTGCAGTTAACGGGTGCTGGTGCCATCGTAAACTGAAGACACTCCTTGAAGGGTAGTAAAATATCATTCCAAAATAAAATAGCAGGGGCCAGTTGCCATATTTCGCTAGGCGCAGGAGACAGTAAAACATACCGGATCAAGGCGTCGCACGGATCAAGAGGCGCGTTGTTTAAATTAAAATGAGTCACCATGCGAGTGAAATTAGGTACAAAATTGGGGCGCGGATTCCTATCGCTCAATTTAATAAAACCAAGGGGTTTCATTAATCTATGCAACGCGTTAACCATGTGAACATGGTCCCCGCGTTCATTAAAATATTGAGCAAAGGAAATAGATCTTTTAAACCAGAAGATTAATTCTGGGGAGTACAAAAGATCAGATAAGTAAAGGAAGCGCTGGAGTGCGCCAGGGTAACCTCCAGACTTCCATACTAGTTTAAAGGCGGCGGGTCAACTCCATCAACGTCTAAACCGGCCGCGTCAAAATCTTGCCAGTCATCCGCAGCAGTGGCAGTAACATGGCCACTACCCGAACTAACGGGTAGAACGCCAACTTTAGCGTCACGCCCCTTCAATATAACGCCGTCAACTACAGGAGTAGTAACACTAGGGTCAGAAACCCAATTAGCTTGGACTTCAATCGCAGCGCCGTCGTTAACCTCGTCAGCCGCGACGATTGGCGTGGCAATAACTCTGTTAGGGTTAGAGAGTATTTCACCGCGTGCAGGAAGGGCAACGTCAGTGAGAGCCTCATTATATGAGTTATCCCACTTATCAGCTGCTTCAACGATAGCCATGTGGTAAGCATTAACATCATCTTGCAGCTTAGACGCTTTAGCCTTCAGTTGCAGTGCTGCGGTTTCGCTTGCGACGTACATCTTCTTGGCACTCGGGAATGAACTTACCTTGGGCGGCAAGACTTTCCAAGCGCCGGGTGACGACTTAACTGGGGGTGGAGCCATAGCAGCCGCCATCTTAGGCGCTAACTGGCTTAGGTTAGTCGGGTTTTTAGGCGTATAAGTAGCCGCGACACCTGGCCTACCAATCAGAGCTCCAGACCTAACAGAGGCACGCTTCTGGCCTGGCACTAACCTAGTTGGTAGCCGTGTAGCAGGTACTGAAGTAGCAACAGCTGGGGCAATTAAAGGCTCTGGAACGGCTACCTCCTCGACAGTGCGCTTCGAGCTGGCTGCAACGGCCGCAACGCTGTCAGCTTCGATTTGTAGCTTACGAGCGGCAGCCGCTTCAGCACGCTTGGCGTTGAACTGTTTAACCTCCTTCGCTGTGCGCTTAGCAGTAGCCATCCATTCGCCAGGTGCGGTATAGGCTGGCGCCTGCCGTGCACTAGCTCCCGGGGATGGTTTACTGGGGCGCACGACAGGAGCGGCTGGTCGCCTAGCGGCAGTACTAGATTGCAAGTGCTGAGCCAAAGAGCCATCCGGAGCTGGGGCGTGTGGAGAATTGTGGTTAGCGAGCGCAGACGGGAGAATGTTGGGCGCGTTGTGGTTAGCCAACTCAGCGGCGAAGCCAGCTGTCGTGGCAGTGTAAGTAGAGGGTGTTTCTAACGAAAGAGAAGCGGTAGCGGCGCCCTGCACAATACTCATATTGCGGTAGTAACCGGTGTCTACATCGGTAAAGATGAGAGTAGTATACTGGTTAACTGGCGGTAGCTCCACTTTGAATGGCGCTGGCATGACATACCT